ATACTTTCATTCTAAAAATTAAATATTAAGATAACCCTTGACTAAATCAGTCAGGGGTTTTATAATGCAAAGATGGCAATAGAAGTATTAGACAATTATCTACCAGAGCGTGAGTATTCTATGATACACGATTGTGTTATGGGATATAATGATGCTGGTGATATTAAGAACTCATTCACTTGGATCTTTGATAATAAAATATCAATAGAACCTTGTCCAGACAATCATTTTCAATTGATTCATTTGTTTTTCGTGGAGTATAATATACTCAGTCCATACTTTGATTTAATGCGACCTATTCTTCAGAAAGAAGGTATGGTTTCACTTGGCAGAGTGAAAGCAAATAGTATTATGAGGACAGAAACTTTAAAGGTGTTTGAGAACTCTTTTCATACAGATTATGAATCTGAAACTGCAAAGAGGATGCAAACTGCAATATACTATGTGAATAGTAATGATGGTTACACTTTGTTTGAGGACGGTACTAAAGTAGAAAGTATTGGTAATCGTTTAGTTAGGTTTCCTACTAATATAAGGCATACTGGTACAAGTTGTACTAATGCTAATCGTAGAGTCTTAATCAATTTTAATTGGTTTTAGTTGTATTTTATTAAGGTTTATAGTATAATGTATGAGCAAGCAACAGTAGAAATGAACAACCCCTTGAGTCCAGTTAAAATGGTAAGAGAGACTTACTCTAAATGGTTACAGAGACATGTAACTGAGGTTCAGGTACAGTTTAGAGATGAGGAACCAGCGTGGATACCTTATGAAACATTATTAGCAATTAAGGAGAATGAAGTTGAACAACAGCAGAGAGTTAAAGATGCCTACAAATGAAGACATAATAGAACAGATTAAAGAATTAGCATCACAATTAGATGGTGAGGTTACTCAATCAACTTTTCTTAATATGAAAGAAGAGTGGAGAAGAATGACAATAGATTATGATCGTCACGATAGAGAGAAATCTTAATGGAAGATAATAGTTATAGATTTATACCGTTTAGGAGTAGACAACCATTAACTCCACTTGCACCTCAATGGCAATTCTTTATTGGTGAGAAGATCCTTGAGGTTGATACTGATAGGTTAAGAGATTTGGTTTTAGAAAAGGAACCAGAGATTTTAAAAATAAATCATCCTCATTTAAATGATGGATCAACTGGATTGGGTACTGATACTACAACAGCAAGGTATGGATTTTATAATGTGCTTGAGTGGGATGATCCTGAGATAGAACAACTTAAGAATGGTATTAAAGAGTTTCACGACCAGTATATCAGAGAATGTTTTGGTAGTGATCCATATAATGTAAAATGTTTATGTTGGTGTAATATTATGAGGAAAGGTGATAGAATTAAGAAGCACATACACGGATTAAATCCAAATAGTTATCTTAGTGGAAATGTTACTATCTCTTGCAATAATACTAAAACAATATATTTAAATCCTTTTGAACACGAAAGGGAAGAACTCTTATTGAAGAGAGCAGAAAAAGAAGGTCTTTCTAATGATTTTTCACAAATGATGTATCCTGCGGAGAATGTTGCTGGTGTGATGACATTGTTTCCTAATTATGTTCCACATTTAACTACTGAGCATACTGAAGATGATGAGAGAATAACTTTAGCATTTGAAATAACTCCATTTGATATACAACATACTGTAGAACATCGTTACATATCATTATGACTATTTGGCAAGACTACATTGATGCACTCTTTGATACATTTCCACAGTTAAAAATAACTGAGGAGTGGGCAAGATGGGAAGGGAAAGACGCTGAATTGATAGCAAACATCCGAACAGGTAAGCACTTCCTAAAGGCAAGAGAAGCACACATAACAGATCCAAACGCTGACATATACAATACCATACTCTATCCTAAAACAGGGGCAGACCTGCCTTGTTTTGGTATGGATTTAATGAAGTTTAGTGATAGGAAGGTCATTATAGTATTTGATTTCCAACATCCAAGAGAGAAGTATTTGTTCTCAGTTGATGGACTGCCTGAAGATGATGGTAAGTACAGGTTCTTTGAGATGGGTAATCATTTCTCTAAGAATATCTTTGTACGATACTGCAAACCAGAGGAAGTTAATGCTTATCTGTCTGAGTTTAAACAATACTTAACAAAGTATAAGGAGATGGTGAATGATAATAAACCTAAAGGAACAGATACTATGGTGTATAGTGACTTCGATACCTATATGACTGAACTTGATCCTGTTAGAGGATACTTGAAGGGTAAGTTTGGTGAAGATAAGTCAGAGTCTTTTGTAAACGATTTTCTTTTTAGTTACAAATGAAATTATTATTCAGAGTTAGAGAGTTCACATGGGCAATAGTATCTGAGATAGAGGATTGGTTATATCCATATCGTACTGATGCTGATGAACCATTATGGTCAGAGAAGACTGATTCTATTGATGATAGTGTAGTATCTTATATGAAAGTACAAATGGATGCTAACAACGATAGGATAGAGAGACTTCAATCTGAGATGCTTTATGTTACTTCCCAGATAAACGACATAAATAGTTTGTTAACCAAACACAACATGAATGAAGGACAAGAAGGCAGCGAAACTATTATTAAAGAGGGCAAAGAAACATCCTGATTGGTATTCTAAGGATGAAATTCGTTATGCTAAGAGAATAAAGAAGAGGATTAAACTTGAAGAGAAAAATGCAAGACAGTCTGAAGATTAATAAACAGGATGATGGTTCATTTCAGGTTGAATGGGATAGAAATGATCCTAACTGGAAGTTTATGAACGACTTGACATCTGAGGAGATAGAAAGTATAGTACAAGAAGCAATTAAGCACGATCAGAATGAGCGACAAGGACAACCGCAGTTATTCGTTGACTAATCTGGAGGATGCAGTAGAAGATGCTATCACATCTGACTGTACCCCAGAAGAGATCTATGATACCATAAGAACTACTCTTAGGAGGAATCTAACATACCATAGAATATGTGTCAGAACTGCTAATGAAGTCTTAAGACTTGTTCATGGAACGGAGCATAAAGATAAGGTTGTTAATTTACATGAAAAGGAATTAGATACTTATCTTGGTGATACTTTAGATGATCCTAATCGTTGGCCCGACTATACTGAACTACCAGAGAAAGAAATGTCACATCAAGAAATGATTGATGCTGGTTATGAAATGACTGGTGAAGGTATCTGGTGGCCAAAGGATAAAGAAGAAGAGACACCCGACTATGACAATCCGTATGTTTGTGCTAAAATTGATGAACTCGCTGGCGACAACCGAAACTAAAATGCTTGAAATTAACACTACCAAGAATAAAGAACTTGGTCTATGGGAGATAAATGCAACTCTCACACTTCCACCTATCACAGTTACTAGGTTAAAGAAAGATAAGAGTGATATTGAATATGAATTGCGTAATGCTTTCAGTGAAGTCATTCAAGAGATTGTTGAAAAGCATTGTGAGGAGGAAGTATAATGCCATTAACACAACAAGTTGAATACTCATTAAGAGAAGCGCAGGAATCTTTAAGAAATTCTCTTGCTTTCTCTGCTAGAAATGAGAAACCTTTCATCAGTAAACATATTGCTACTATGTTAGCAGATATAGATCATTTGATAGATGCTGCTGAGATTGTGGAAAAGATTGAGAATCGAGAGGAAGGTGGTTCAGGGTTCTTTGGTACGTTCTATAATGATATAGATAGAGACGAAGAAGATTAAGAAACCCTTAAGCATAATTGGCTTTTATAATTAGTTATGTTATAATCCCAACACAAACGCCATAGAACTATGATTAATCTTGACGAACGATACCATTCGTATCTACACACCGATAAAAAGTTTAGCATAGATGGAATGAAAGAGAAAGTGGTTAATTATGGATACCATTGTGATGGAAACGAGATAAAGGGACACTATGTCACCACTGATAATCATAAATTGTATTATAATATGAATGGTGATTTCGTTAAAAAAGAGCAACTAGAATTTGCTTGCATTAAATAATTAATGAGATTACTTAACGCAAAAGTAGGATGGATTATGACACAACCAAAGCACGATTTAGATCACGAAGTTTATCTTGATCCTAAAGATGGCAAAGAGCATATCAATCATGGTATGTTGGAGTATTCTAAAGAGGATTTAGAAAATGCTCACGCTTATTATGATGAGTATCATAAGGATGATGTAATTGATCCTAATGATGCCAAGATCAATGACTATCATACAAGGCACGAGGATAAGCACCTTGAGGTCTATTGTGATAATCACCCTGATTCTATGGAGTGCAGAGTCTACGATGATTAATTGTATGACAGATCAATAAGTGGCACACACCCCCTTCACAGGGGGTTTTTTATTGCTATATTAATGGTATGGGAAACAAAGAGAGGTTCCTGACTACCTGACTTAGAAGCAGGACATTACCGTTGGGGTAATTCACACAACACAATCCCTCTTTTGTTTCTCTCACCTTATCACACGCTAACGAGGAGATGGATGTGCCTCTGGGATCGCAACCCAAGAAAGAACTAACATCCGCTAGCTTTTTACTTCATTATTCCAATGGGAACTCGCTCACGCATAGGACTACAACTGGACGGGCAAATCATTTCCGTATATCATCACTGGGATGGTTATCCTTCTTGGTTGGGTGTTACACTTGAAAAGCACTACACAGATGAGGATTCAATCAGAGAACTTCTTGATGGTGGCGACATTTCATCATTAAGATCTGATACTGGTTGGGATTATAACAACAAGTTGGAGCAAGAGGAAGTGCTCTATTACAACGCTAGAGGCGAGGATACCTATCCTAAGAGTTCTGAATCATTAACTGAGTTCTTCGATCTCACAGAGGGTACAGATGGCGAATATGCTTATGTATTTGACAGAGGTGTATGGACTTGCTATGATATGGGTGGGTATGGCAGCAGAGTGAGAGGTACGATACTCGACATTCCTGCCGACTACCCAGTTAGGGAACCAGTTGCATAACTGGCACACACGTCCTTGAAGCACGACGTTAAACTGCTATACTATAAAAGTTGAGGGATAACGGTTCTACTGCCCCGATTAAGTTTGGGGGTTCAGGTGTAAGCGATTCCCAGTAGGTAAATTTGGGCATATAGGTGAAACCTTGCAGATGCCCCGTTCTCTCAACACCCCTTGTAAACGACACTACTTTTTATCATGTCATTTGATTCATCTAACGCAGTTTCTTACAACTTTGCGGAGTTCCTACTTGAGAACGCAGATACAGCAGAAGATGTTCTAGCAGTTCTTGATGATATTGCGGAGGTACAAGAGACCGCTTTATAAACTGGCACAAACATGCCCCCATCTCCTGTTGGGGGCATTATAATAATTACATACACAACAACGGAGATTCAAATGCCTACAGTTCTTACAAAACAAGAGAGAGATAGGGTAATTGGTAGTCTCCAAGAGCATGTCCTTGAGTGGACAGAGCAATTATGTGATTCACTTGCTGAAAACTACAGGCAGTATCACAGAAGAATGATTGAATCAAATGCTGCAAGATTCAATGCTGATGGAGAGAGACAAGATCTATCACGTTACGCACAACAGCAATTAGATGCTTTGAACGATGGTACATTCAAAGGAATGAAGTTTACCATTACAACTGGTAAGAAGTACCATAAGATCATTTCAAACGATTGGGATGATAGAGCAAATGATTGGAGAAGTGGAGGAGTTCACGCATTTGTCAACAAGCATACTGGTGAAGTTTATAAACCAGCATCTTGGAAATCTCCAGCAAAGCATGTTAGATACGATCTAAGACTTATTAAAGATCGTGAGTATGTGCTTGATCCACGCAATTGTGGATGGAGTGGTGGTTATCTTTATATGAGGTAATCACTATGCTTGTAGATCTAACCAAACCAGAGATAGATGTTGCTCTTAAATCTTTAAGAGCATATCCATATCTCCACCCCGATGATGAACAAATCTATCTTCGATTGATTGAAAGATTGGAGGAGTTCCAAAAAATTTGTACTTGTAAGGAGGATTAATGTTACACTTGCTCACATTATTTGCTATTTGTGCTATAATAACAGCATTGATAGTGGTTTATGTTTACAATCCACATCATAATTAAAATGATTACTACCACAGTTTCCTTTGAACCAATTAGTTCATTTGATAGGGTTAGAGCAGGAAAGCGTGGTAAGCACATTATGTGCCCCAATTGTCGATCTATCTCTAAGGTTTATCACTTTAGTTGGTCTGGTTTACACTGCCAGCAATGTAAAGAGTGTATTGACAAACGATTATGGAGTGTAGAAGTATGAGTAAAAACTTGACTGGACTTGAAAAACTGTTGTTTATTTCTTCATTCTTATGGACACTTCACTGGGGAACAAGAGTCGTATCTATTATAGTGGATACGGTTATTCTAAGCGGAGGTGTGAGAGTGTTACCAATTGGTTTCTAAACACTTTCTTACCGAGGCATCACATAGATGTAACCTTTAATCATCGTGGGATGATTAGAGAGGATTCTGTGGGTTATTGTGATTGGATAGGTACATCACATAAACCAAGAGATTTTGAGATAGAATTACAATCAAATATGAACGAAAAGATGTATCTTGAAACTGTTCTTCATGAATTAGTTCATTTAAGGCAGTGGGTAAGAGGTACATTAACTATGAAGAGTGGTAAGTTTGTATGGAAGGGTGAGAATGTGGATCATATTGATTATATGAATCAACCTCACGAAATAGAAGCATTTAGAGAAGAGGGTATTCTATACCGCAGATATATGAAAGAAGTGAGGGGTGTGACAGTTCAGGAACCTACACAATACTTCCCCAACAGACTGATGGGAGCAGTATAATAAGAGTATGAAAAACACACACATCGAACATCCCGAAGATGCCATCCTTACAGGTGATCTTTCGGTCTTAGACTGGTTTTGTTCTATGCGTGGAGCAAAAGCATCCCTCAAAATTGATGGAGCACCAGCAGTAGTATGGGGAAAGAACCCCAGTACAGGTAATTTCTTTGTTGGTACTAAGAGTGTATTCAACAAGAAGAAAATCAAGATTAATGAATCTCACGAGGATATTAATCGTAATCATGAAGGTAATGTAGCAAACATTCTTCATGCTTGCTTTGATTGGTTACCAGGTTATTATACAGAGCGTCCAGATGAAATATATCAGGGTGACTTTATAGGATTTGGTGGCGATCATACTTATCAACCTAATGTGCTTGTCTATTCATTCCCTGAAGTGATAGAGCACGAAATTATTATTGCACCTCATACTGTGTATGATTGCCCGACTGGTAAACTTAGTGAGGCAATTGCTAGTGCATTAGATCACGATCTGCCTGAAGATGCAGATGTATTATGGGTTAAACCTGAAGTTGACTTTTATATCACTCCTAAACTTATTCAGAAGTGTAATTTTGCCAGACAGATGGCACAACTTGTTACATTTACTGATGCTAAAGGAGCAAAGGAGTTGAAGAAGAAGTTGAACAATTATATTAAAGAAGGTATTGATCCTGATGATGATAATGGACTTATAAGTTATTGGAAGTTGATAAAATCTATCAAGCATTATTTTATTGAGTTGTTTGCTCATGATGCTGAGTTTGCTACATTTTTAAGTGATCCTGATGGAATAGATCAGGTTGATGGTGAAGGTTATGTAATGTGGAACAGTATTGGAACTTATAAATTAGTTGATAGAGAGGTATTCTCTCACGCAAATTTTAACCAAACACAATTTGGGAGGGTTCAATGAAACCAGTAGAACTAACAATCAATCTGACTGAGGCAGTAGAGGATCTACAACTGGGTTTAACTAAGGAACAGGTTGAAATGATCGCTAATGATATTAAGCGAGGATGGGACTTCAGTCACATATATGAGGAGATCGAAGTAAAGGTGGAGGAATCTGCCCGATATGCTAACATTACATTATCCAACTGATTTAAAATGTCACAACTATCTGAAGCAACAATCAATAAACTTGCAGACACACTTGTAAGTGATGTTATTGATTACATACAAGAGGATGATCGTTTAAGAGACTTCTACCTTGAGGTCATAGGTGATGCTGTATGCGAAAAGTTAGGTAACAAGAATGAGGATGGTAGTTGTTCATTTGATAGTGGTCTATCTTCTGAATTGATTATGGCAATAGCAGATAGAATATTAATTACTACCATACCAAGTGACACTTCAGCAGATTTGTTATCGTATTTTAGAAATAAAAAATGACTGAATTGGATAGTGGTAAGTTAATGTATTCAGGAGGTAGCAACGATGAGTGCTATACTCCTGATTATGGTGTCAAACCTATTCTTAAGTATATCCCTGAAGGTGCAGTAGTATGGTGTCCCTTTGATACACCTCAGAGTGAGTTTGTAAAGCAGATAGAGAAGCAAAATGAGGTAACATACTCTCATATTGCTACTGGTAGGAATTTCTTTGACTATGAACCATACAATTGGGATGTGATGGTATCTAATCCACCATTCACCAACAAGAGAAAGTATTTTGAGAGAGCATTAGCATTTAATAAACCATTCGCCTTGATAATGACTAACACTTGGTTGAATGACTCAGCACCTAAGCAATTATTCAGGGATAAGGATTTACAACTGTTGATGTTTGATAAGAGGATGAAGTTCATTAGTCCTGATGGTAGAGATAACGATAAGATCACATTTAGTAGTAGTTACTACTGTTGGAATATGTTACCAAAGCAGATTGTAATGGAAACACTTGATGTGCCATCTAAGAAACTGGCACAGAAGAGCACCAGCGAGGCAGTTTTACCACTATAATAGAAGAGTAAACAACGGAGGACACTATGACATTTGATTCAGTAGACCTTCTATGTGAGGTTTACGGCAAATTCATCGCAGAACACAAGTTGCCAACTGTATCCAGCGATGAGCAGGACAGATCAGAACTTACTGACCAACAGGTACAGTGGTTAGACGCATTTGAACAGTTATGGGATCTTGCAACATGAAAGAAACTATGTACTTAGTTCTATCAGGTGAGCATATCGGTTTATGGTATGCAAGAAACCCTAAGCACTTGTATGAAAAAGTTGGTTACAAGTGCGAATACACTACCAACACCCTACATCCACTTACTTCCTATCTCTAATGGCAAAATTAACATCAGCACAAAGAGATGACCTTATTGAACAATTTGTAGAGATACAACTTGAAAATATGGACACTCAATCTTTATATGAATTAGCATCAGAATATCTGATTGATTCATTCGATAGATTAACAGATGGTGAGATCAAAGAGAGAGTAGAAAGTTTATATGATGAGGAATTATATGAGGAGTTGGTTGATAATGTAACCAATTCAGCAGACGAGGTAGCACATTGTATTGTTGATACTAATGGTGATTATGCTGAATGTGTTGATCGTATGGTTGAATCTATGGAGGCATCAAAATGAAACTAACTGAAGATCAGTTAAACAAACTGAAAGGGATTTTATGGAATCCTAAACTTACTTATAGTGAGAGAGTTCAAAAAGTTAAGGAGGTTAAAGGTGAAACTAACTGAAAATGAGTATGATCTTGTAGTATGGTCATTAGAACAGATGTGGTTAGACTTTGATCCACAATCTGAACAGGACGCTCATAACGCTATCACAAAGTTGAAAGAAATGACAGACTTTGTGCCAGCTAAGGAACTGTCTCATGTTCATAGACGCAAGGATATGGACTTGCTATAATAGAAGAGTAAACAAGGGAGATCAACCTTATGAACAACAGTTTAGAAGAGTTTGTAGATTATGTTTGGTCTTTCTATGGTGGTGATGAACCACTCTATCCTATAATTGGATTGACCAAAGATGCTATTGTAGATGCTTATGACATCTATATTGAGAGAATTGAGAAAGGTGATCTTGAATATGTTCACTACTCTTGGGGTGGTGGAGATAGTTTAGATCGTGAGAGAGTGAGAGATATTATTCTTGAGCAACCACAATTTATTGGATGGAGTTTTAACTAATGAGATCAACTCAAAATCAAATTTTTGCAGACATCGACTTCTTAGTGGATGAACTGGGTATGAGTGCAGATGAGTGTGATGACATTCTTCGGGCATGTGAGGAGTTAGGAGGCATTAGTGCTGAGTATTTTTGTGAGGAGTTCATCTTTGAAACTGGTGACCCTGATGATGTACAGAGATTGCACGATGACAACTATCTTAAGATTGATTGGAGGTTAAGTTAATGAAACCATTATCTGATAAGGTATATGAGGCATTAAAAAATGCCACTCCAACTGTTAAGTATTATTTTCTTTATCATGAGGCAAAGAACAATGACAAGCGAAACTAAGTTAATCTGTGCATTAACAGAGAAAGAGATTAGCACAATATTATTTGTGTTACAGGTTCATGCACATAGGAGACAAACAACACCAGAGATTGAGAGAGTATTTGAAGAGTTAGAAGGTGCTGTCGATGCACATTATGAATTAACAGAGGAGTTCATACCTAATTTTCATGATTAAGATTGATTCATTAAGTAGGGCAATTGGATCAGTATTGATTGTAGTATCCTACTTTATTGTATTACACGTCTCTACAACTATTGGAGCAGCGATGTATTTGGTAAGTAATTTTCTAAGCATCCCATACTTCATAAGAACAAAAGGATGGGATGTAGTGATTATGTTATCATTTTTAATTGTAATAGGTATAGGTAAGTTAATGCAGTAATGTTAAGTTATTGACAAATAGTAGGAAAAGTATTATAATTAGTATCAATCCCACCAGCACCTAAGTCCGATGTCTGATAAAGAAGTATCGTTTACTAACGATGAGTTTGATTTAGTATTTAATTTATTACAAGATCATTTAGAAGATATTATGCAAGATGAGTTCTTTCATAATGAAGAACATGAACAAGCAGAAGCAGCGACCCAATTAACTGTTGATAGTCTACGTTCTATGAAGAATTATACTAATGATAGAATAGCAGAAGAATGTTTTGAAGGAGGGGCAGGTTTAACAGCATAATGAGTGAAGAAGAATTGGAACAGTTTGAGAGAAGTCTCAAGTCATTTCTTGAACATGCAGATGTTGAAGAGTTAAATTATTTAAGAAGAGAAACAACCCGAAAGTATAATCAGTCTTATTATGAACATAAGGCGAAAGAAATTGGTGTTGGATTAGATTATTATATGAAGGAGTTTAATGTATGAGAATGAATGATAGTACTAAGTTAAACTTTGCCTTAGAACATATTGCTCATTTGGGTGATTATATTAATGAGGATTGGCATCCAGAGTTAGTAGCATCATTACAATTGATTAAACGAAGGTTAGAGGAACACAACGAAGTTTTACAAAAGAGAAAAAAAGTGGTATTATAGATATATGAAATATCTTTATATTATTGATTACTGGGTTCCATTTCCTTCATCTGAATATGGTGGAGTAATTAATGTTATTGCCAAGGATGATTCTGAGGCATTTGAATTACTATCAAAGGAAGAAGGATTTGATGAAACTTATATTGATCGAATAATGCCTAATGTAATCAAGGCACAAAAACTAAAATTAGTTGATGATTACGATTCAAATATCATAGACGCATTTATCACATAGGACTATGGCACGAAAGAGTAAGAAAGTATTCGCAGTTGAGAAGGTAACTAATCAAACTGATGACAAAGAGTGGGTACGCCAGAAGGGACAGTTTGAAACTGCTGCTGATGCACAGGCATGGATTGATGCACCTAATGGTGTAATTGATGACCCCAATAATTTTCGTATTGTAAAAGAGGACAGAGTTTAATGGAAAAACTTTATAGGATTGAAGAACTGTGTACTGATGGATGGGCAGTCATAGATGAGAAAGCAGTTAAGTTGACAAAGGATCAAGCATCTAAGAGATTAGATGAAGCAATCGCTGATGGAATGAATCCTAACCGCTTAAGAGCAATTCCAGAGCGTAATGTATGAACCTCAAGTAGATGATTATGTCATTTGGAAAAGACCAAATGGTGATTGGGAAGAAGGGTGGGTTTACTTTAAAGGTGATCCACCAGTTCATAAGAAGGGATGGAATGAAAGTCCCCAGTATATTACTATAGAGTTAGGAGTAAAAGATAAACCTCATTGTGTTTACTCAAGTGGCAAACCAATGAGACATAAAAAGATTCATATATTATTACTATGTTATGCGTGTTTCTGGGATCAATTAGAATACGTTAGAAATAGGAGAGACGAGGTTACGAGGGACGCAACGCCCATAAACACTGACACTTATAAATCACAAGAACACAGATATAGTGACCCGTAGAAAGATGAGAGAATTCTTCAGAGTATGGAAATATGCACTTGGAAGTTTTAATGATGATACTACACACAAATATGATAATGGTATAGCGTTTATAAGGACGATTATTATGTTACAGTTAGTAGTGACGAATTGCTTTATAGTAAGTGGAGTAATACGTCATTGGGACAAGACTCCAAGTGTTAATATGGGTAATCAAGAGATTCTGATAGCAGAGAAATAAGAGAGTATTTGTAGAGATAAACACAGAGAGATTGTAAGGGGATTCTACCGATGAACTCATAGGGAGTTTTATTGTGTTTTGTATCAGTTTATACCATAATGTCTTGAAATAATGTTAAAATAAGGTTTTAAATACCTTTATAAATATGATCTTGTGTTTTATCTCCTTAATGAGAATATTCTCAGGATACTATCCTTAAGTATCATTTAAGGGTTGTTTTGCTCTTATAATTAGTTGGTTAATCTCTCAGACTTATGCAAGTTTAGCGAGCGTATCATGCAACGGGCGATCTGTCAAGTATCAGGATTTATTTTTTCACAGAAGGACACAAAGTCTCTTCGAGATCTTCG